TCAATTTGCAGAGCAGTCTTTTGTATTCAGCACAATCTTTGTCCACAGCTGGTAATTCTTTATCTGATTAGTCAACTGAAGTTCTTTGGAGTTTTCTTTTACAATTGCAGCCAATTGGTTGACACATGCTAGCATATTTCTCCTATTTTCAGAATATGTACTCCTTAGTTCTGTCACGTTATTGGTCATTTTCTATATTTTAAGGAGCAGGATAATTTGCAGGATACCAAATACCAATGTTAATCATGATTTCTTATGTTTTAATTGATATTGTTTCCGTTGCTTGCAGGCTATTTCAAAAGCCGTTCTTATCTCGTTTGAATAATTTCGGATATCTTCTACTGATTGTAACTGAATCCATTTATATCCGGTTCTGTTCTCTGTAACAAAACATATCCGCTTGCTGTACGGCCTTAATGATACACGGCATACCCACCAATATTCATGTCCAGTCCAAATCAGAAGATAGCCTTTGAAACTGGTATATGATATTTCACTTTGTTCCCCAAGAACAGCTCTGATTATATTGTATGCATCTGTTTCCTTACATGTAATCACTGCATCTTGTTTGTCGCTTATAGCAGCCATTCCATCGTTCGGTGCTTGTCGTGGTTTCTCTTCTTTCACCTGTATGGCGGTAGCCGGTCTGCCTGAAATCATCCCTTCTATCACGGACAAGATAGATTTCCTCACAATCGGTCTGTATTCTTCGATCAGCTTCGGTGTGGATTTCCCGTTATTAAGACTTCTGACAAAATACCTCGTAAACTCATCGCCCGGAGACTGGAAATTCTTTGCAAGAATCTCCTTTATCTGTATCATCATTTGCAGTTCCTTTGCCGTGCTGAGTATTTCCGACTCATTGTAGCATGACTTGTGGAACTTCTTCATTTCCTCTATATCTGCATCCGACAAGTCCAGCATATTCACCACCAAGAAAGGTTTCTCGTCCATGATGTTCGTCTTGTCAAGATCCGCATAAAACCGATACTCGATACCGTTTGTAAGCACCCCAAAGCGTGCGTTGGACGCAGCATAGTATTTTGAAAGCTGGGTGTTGTGCAAGTCAAGGTTCTGCTTACAGTGCTTGCATTCTATCAGAAGAATCGTCCTGCCATCCTTTTTGATGGCGTAATCTATCTTATCACCTTTCCTTGTTAGATCGCAGTCCATTTCAGGCACTACCTCGAAAGGATTGAATACATCATATCCCAACGCCGTTATTATGGGCATGATGAAGGCGTTCTTGGTGGCTTCCTCTGTCTGGATGGCATCTTTCTGCTTCTTTATCCTTTCCGCAAGCTGAAGTACATTGTCTTTGAAATCCATACCTATCTTATAAGTTATTTATAAATTCGGTCGCTTCATTCTGTTCAGATCCGGTGTATTCCATATACTCCCTTACAGCCTGCTCGATGTACCCACGAGATTTTAAGACGTTCCACTTCTTTATTTTCCGCTGGTATTCTTCACTGCTTCGGTCTATAGTAGGACGTTCTTTCTTTGGCTGTTGTGCTGAAGTGCTCTCCTTTTTGATTTCGGTTGCTGCTACCACCTTTATATCATCTTTGCTCTCTTTGTTGTTGTGCTGCTTGGGTTCCTTCATTTCCGACGCTATTGTTTTCAGCAGTGCCAACATTTCACTGTTTTGCTTTTCGTACAGCGCCTTGATGCCTGCCACATTATTGGTCATATTCCACACCTTAAAGAACAAGATTATCTGCAAGATTCCGAACACCAAGCAAACGATTGCTAGAATTAATGTAAATGTTTCCATAGTGTATTATTAATTAAATTTCATTTAGTCATCCTTTCCATTAAAGACAGCAACCTGTCCACCTGCTCTTGCGCTTTCGCTGTAAGTCTTTGCTGTTCCATCAGACTTTCCAATGCCTTTTCCAAAGCGCTGGTGGTATTCACGTTATTGCCGTTTCCTGCTACAGAAGTTCCATGATGGTCGCTATTGGCAATATATGAAGATATATCGTTAAGCATCTCCCCTTCTCCCGTAAGAAGCCAGTCAGTATTAAGTTCAGGGAATTTTCTCTGAATATCCAGCAAGCCACGTTTGCCTACAGAATTTTTAATCTTGTGCACATAACCATTGGATAGTCCACAAGCCCTTTCGAAATCTGATATTGAAATCTTCTTCGATGAGATGAAATCAAAAAGCCTACTCTGTACATTCATAAACAACAAGTTTAATTAATATTAAAATCCACTGATTAATCACTGAGTTTTCTTGTTTCTTAGATAATGTATTTATCTTTACATTACAAAATTAGTAAAACAATAAATAAATCAAAATAATATGGCAGAAAAAGAAGAGAAAAGCCCGATTACACCAACGCTGAGAGTGATGAAGATAGGTGAAGAATTTACTTATCCTATTCAGATGATGACTTCCGTCAGAACTGTATGTACCACATACGGACTGCAATGGGGAAAGACATTCAAAACCCGTATAGACAGAGAGGCTAAAACAATTACAGTAACTAGAATGAAATAAATTATGTTTGGATTTGGTAAGTTAGTCAAAAGACACAAACTGTCTGTTGCTGAAGAAGCGGAATTGCGCAAATGGAGCTATAATACAGCTTCTTTCGTTAAAGACTATTACAGATATTGTGAGTCAAAAAACATTCCAACCATTCCTGAAGATTTGCTTGCGGAAAGGTTGGAACGCTCCGAACAATTATTCAAATGGCTTACGACAGGGCATTTTTAATAAGAGTTATGACTTCCTCATAACTCTCACTAATATTATAGTTAATGTATTCAAAACCATTCTTTTTGTTACTTGACGGCATTTGTATGCCAATGATAGCATTATTGAAGAGTGATTCAACAATAAAAATAGATGATACATTAATCAACACCTTGGTAGTAGGTGCATTCTCATGTGTTATCACATGAACTTCGATAAAATTTTTCATGATTCTTAATTTTATAAGTTGATATTGCAAAGTTAAGAAAAGCCTCTGAAAAAGACATGAGTTGCCGAATCGAATTGGCTCAGAGGCGCGATTTTAAAGAGTTCTTTGACATTTTGGAAAACACAATAAAGAAAAGCAAAAACAGAAAACTTTCAGCACGTCAATTTGTCTTTAACGTGATGAGTATGCTTGGTGTGAGGCACAAGTATCGCTGAAAGTATGACCTTCAGATACAGCCTGTGCGGACGTAGTGAATATTCCGTACAGGCACGAATTTTAAAAATATCAGATTATAAGATTCATATTGAATAGTTCACTCACTGGTACAACACAATTAGTAACAGCATTCAATATCAATAGCACATCACGTTAAACAAAGTTTAACTAATTGATAATCAGTTGTTTATATTTGTACAACCCTCTTCAATAAAGTATCTTTACAATATCAAAATAAACCCATAAACAGCAAGGATATGAAAAGATACGATTTAAGCAGAATAATGACAAGAGCGCATTACATTTTCGACCACACGTTCAATACCACATTCAGCTACTGCCTGACAAAAGCATGGACGGAAGCCAAAGAGGAAGCAAGAATAAGCGAGGAGAATGCAAGGCGTGCCGCTGAATATAAGGCAAAGTACGGAAACCGCGATTACAGGAACTACCGATCCTATTACAGTTCACGCATGGGACGCAATGACTGGAGATGCGACTACCGCAATGATGCCAAAGCAACAGTCATCCGCTCGTTCAATGCAAGATGATGGTTGTATATGACAGATTCATTTGCCAGACTCTATATAATCCCATCCCCTCCCGTAAGATTCGGGATAACAACCGGTTTAAGCCATTGAGGGGATCATCAGTATGCTAGTCTTATTTTGTTTGTGTGTTAGTCACAATTCTTTATGTATCTAATTCTGAAAAGTTCCAGATGTTCCGGTCCGTGAGGATAGGAACACCACTCCACTCTGTCACAGGTGCGTACAATGGGCATGAATCATTATCTCTATATTCATTTGCCAGGTATGGAGGTTCGATACCTCACAGAGTGACCAAATATCAAATCTTAATTCATTATGGAAAATAAATATCAGATAACAGGCTACCAACTTGTTTATGCCAATGGAGGAAGGGATACAGTAAAATTGCAGACCCCTGTCATTATAAACGACATAGAGGGATACAGACGTAAGATACGTTCTGTTCACAACTGTATCAGTGTCAACCTCAGTTATATCGAACTGCCGTGAGATTTTACCGCAATGTACCAACTATAAATCCTGAATATCATGTTAAACGAGGAAGTATTGAAAATCGTCCTGAATGACAAGACATTCGGACAGAGAGAAGCCGCCACTATCGTGGGCGGACGAGGAAGGTTGTTCAGACTGGTAGGTTCTGGTGCCATACGTGCCGAAAAGAAACCTGCCAACAGGCAGAACGGAAGATGGTACTGCAACGCCTTTGATGTACTGAAACACGCCGCGCTCAAATAGATTATTTGAATTTCAAATAGTTATATAAAGTTAAGCCACTGATTTTTAAAGTTTTACAATTTTGCACCCAAAGTAAAAATAGTTAACTTTATATCACTATAAGGAACTAATAAACAATAAGTTATGAAAGTATTATATCTCATTTGGTTTGCTCTGGCAGCTATCGTACATGGTACAATAGACAATCTTGACACCGCATTTTGGGTATCAATATCCGCATTCGTGGTATTATCTCTCATACTTGCCGTAAGAATTGACAGAAAAAATAATCTTAAAAACATATATAATGATGAGAACAGACAATGAGTTGCAGCAGATGAGCCATGATGAGCTTATTGAACAGGTGAAAGGATTGCAGTTCCAACTTGCCGGTATGGAGCTGGCTGAGAAAGAGAACGCAAGGATGAGGGAGATTCTCTCCGCTATCGGCATTATTTATGAATCCTATAAGACGGAGCGTCATGGATGAGGAACTTGTACGGCTGGAAGCCGAACTTGAGAAAGTGAAAGGGTGCGGGTTGAAATATCTGCCTGAATACGGTTTCTCTTCAAAAGAGGAAATCATGCAGCTTATACAGGAGGATATAAACGAATTACGCTCGGAGATGGAATGCATTCAAAAGGATTATGCTACTGACGAACTTGAAGAAGAGCGCACGAGGTTGTGCATCCTTCAGGGAATACCAAGATATTGTTGAACTTTAAAATATTCAAGAGTGATGGAAGAAAACAATCAAGTTACAGAATTACAGATTATTCAGGCCAAACAAGCGGCCGAGTTTGCAATGACACCGGTAGGACAAACCGTGAAACAGTTTGAGGTCATGCAGCGCATGGCCAACATGTACACAACAAGCACAATCGTTCCGGATACGTACAAGGGAAATGTGGGAAACTGCGTGATTGCGCTGGATATGGCCATGCGTATGGGGTGTAATCCGCTTATGTGTATGCAGAATCTTTATATCGTGCATGGCAACCCTGCTTTCAGCAGCAAGTTCCTGATTGCCACTATTAACGCAAGTGGCCGTTTCTCCCCACTCCGTTATGAGTTTAAGGGAGAAGAAGGTACGCCGGAGTACGGATGCCGCTGCATTGCTTATGAATCGTCCGACAAAGACCACAAGGAACCGCTTCATGGTGACTGGATCACCATGGGAATGGCTGAAAAGGAAGGCTGGACCAAGAAGAACGGTTCCAAATGGCAATCAATGCCAAGCCAGATGCTCCGTTATCGTGCAGCCGCTTTCTGGCAGCGTGTTTATTGCCCGGAAATCTCAATGGGGCTTATCACCAAAGAGGAGGCAGATGACATTCAGGATGCCGAATATGAGGAAATTATTGATAAATCAGCAAAAAGCAACAAACTTGCCGAAATCGCTGCAAAAGCCGCAGGAGTCAAGGATCACCCCCGCCCGGAACAACCGACAGATCAAACTCAAGACTACGCGAATAATAAACCTACTCGAAAATCATTGTTATAATGGAAATACAACATTCTATAGAATGGTTCCGTAAGCGGCTCGGTAACTTCACCGGGTCGCAAATCGGACTCCTAATGAAGAAAGGGAGAAGTGATTATTTTTCCGATACTGCCAAAACTTATATTTATCAAGTTGCATCAGAGAGGGATATGAATCCTGAAATTATCAATGATGATGTCGAGTTTGAGAAATATCTGCATCAGGTCTGTGTCAACACCAAGGCGATGCAATGGGGTACTGATCAGGAAGAAAATGCCAGAGAGCTGTATGAACGTCTGACAGGAAGACATATAGTTGAGACAGGATCATGCAAACACCCTGCCATAGAACATTTCGCAAGCAGTCCTGACGGTTATTATTACGATGAAGAAACCGGTGAAAAAGGCTGTCTGGAAATCAAATGCCCTATTCAAAGCACTTTCATGAAGTATAAAAGTGAAATACACAACAATGCGTCGCTGCTTGATGTCAAGTTCGAGTATTTCTACCAGTGCATGGCCCATATGATGTGCACAGGTGCGCAATGGACTGATTTTGTTATTTACAACCCTTTCCAGAGCAATCCTATTCATATAGTAAGGATATTGCCGGATGAAGCGGTGTTTGCCGAAATGGAGAAGCGCATTCGTGTGGCTGATGATATTGTCAAAGAACTGATTGAAGCGGAATGACGGGACAACTATTGATAAAAGAAACCCAGTTGCAACGTATCATACGTAAAACTGGAAGAAAACCATGCGAATGCAAATGCTCGTTATGCAGGATGCAATGTCACACACCATGTCTGGGTACTCCTCAGGATATAGAGAGGCTCATAGATGCCGGATATGCCGACAGGCTGGCTCCCACTTTGTGGGGAGCCGGGATAATCATGGGCGTGATTGATATTCCCATCCCCATGATTCAAGCTGTTGCGGGTGACGAATACTGCATATTTTACCATAACGGACTATGTGAACTTCATGACAAGGGATTGAAGCCTACCGAAGGACGTTTGTCACATCATTCCACACGCCTTGATAATTTCAAGGCCTCTAAAAGTATATCTTGGAATGTCGCTAAAGAATGGCTTTCCGAAGAAAATGCAGAAGTTATTGAACGTGTAGCTGATAAATTTAGTAGAAACTAAAAACAATAGAGCGATGAATACAAGCTATAAAGAAAACACCCCTGACAACTTTTGGCAAATCAGATGGCTTGACAGGTATATGGAAGGTCACAACGGGTTCATTGCAGGCGGGTGTTTTAAAAACATCCTTTCCGGTGAACGTGTAAAAGATATAGATATATTCTTTGAAAGCAACGATGACTTCCAAGATGCAGTAGATTTATTCAATAGCGACGGCTATGTGAAAGATGGCTGGAAATTTAAATATCGTAATGAAAAGGTATGTGCCTTTCAGAAAGACGGTGAAAAAATATGGATTGAATTTATCGAATCTGAATTTGGTACGCCGGAGGAAATACTTAGGAGCTTTGATTTTACCGTTGCGAAAATGGCTTATTTCAAGCAACCTAAATACGACAATAGCGATGATGATATTCCTTTTTCATCAGAAAAAATAGTTGGCTATGAATACCGGCTACTCCATCATGAAAACTTTTTCGAGCATCTTCACATGAAAAGGCTGGTTATTGATGAAAATATTCCTTTCCCAATTAGCACATGGGAGCGTACATATCGGTATAAAGGATATGGTTACAACATGTGCCGGGAAACCAAGAAAAAACTTTTAGAAGCTATTCAGAAAACGAATTTAGATTCTGCCGATTTGTCTATGTACAATAATGGTGGATGGGACTAATAAAAATATGGAACAATGAATACACAGATAGCAATCCAGGAAAGCGATCTTGAACTGATCGTCAGTGAAAAGACGTTAGGTAGTCTTACTACCAACGCAAAGCAAATCAGAGATATGGTAAAAGCCGCTTTGCCAATGTATGATATCTCCAATTATAACGATGAGAATATCGATCAGGCAAAGAAAGACAAGGCAGCTTTAAACAAGGCGGCGAAAGCCCTCAATGCCAAACGTCTTGAAATTGAGAAAGAATTCATGAAACCTTTCAGGGAGTTCAAGGACGTTGTAACCGAAACCGTGAAACTTATCGGCGAGTGCTCTGCCAAGATTGACACGGTAGTCAAGCAAAACGAACAGCAATACAAGGATAGAAAGAAAGCCACTATCAAGACTTACTTTGATGGATTGAATGTTAACCTTGTAGACTTCAATAAGGTTTTCAAGTCTGAGTGGCTCAACAAATCCGCAAGCATGAAGTCTGTATGCAACGAAATTGATTCCATATTCTCCAAAGTCGAGAACGAACTTTCCACGCTGAAGGGGTTTGGTGAGGATTTCGATGTCCTTCGTACTTATTATATGGATACGCTCAATATCGCATCCACCATCCAGTATGCCAACCGTCTGAAGGAGCAGCGTGAGCGTGCCAAAGCAGCAGAAGAAGCGCGCATCAAGGCAGAGCAGGAAAAAAAGGCTGCTGAAGAAGCGCAGATGAAAGAGGAAGCGGAACGAGCCAAACAGAATTCAGTCAATCCATTTGCAAGAGCCAGTCAGCTGGTCACCAATGAACCACCTTCCTTTGTCGAGCAAACCAAAGCTCAGGAACCGGAGCTTCTGACGAGAGCTTTTACTGTTACCACAACTCGTGAAAATATAATCGCTCTTGGTGACTTCATGAATGATAATATAAATCCGGAAAAACCAGACGTGCCGCTTAACAAAAACGATGCGTTTCAAAAAGTACAAAAACGACGCGTACAAGAAAAACGGTGAGCGCGGTCCTATTCAGCATGATCAAAGCCCACCGTTTTTCTTTCACTTGAACCCTCTTTAAATGGCTTTAAAATATCATTTAAAAGCCATTGCAGATTCAAAATAATTTCCTATCTTTATGCAATTGTTAGGCTGCTATACCTGACACCTCATCCGGCTTCGTGTACAGCATCATGTCTGTATATTTAGCTTGATAGTTTACGCTTGCACTAAACTCCACTTTCCTGCATTCCTTGAATGGGCTGCCGACAAATGGGTTTCGGTCCATCCAGTCGCACAGTTCTAAAATGGAGGACTTGTTCGAGGTGAAGTACACGAACGAATGCCCTTTCAGAACGGTTAGTACATCCAGATAGTCAGCCAGACGCCAGAACATCTTGTAAGTACCCACCTCGGTGGAGAGGTACGGCGGATCAACCAGGAACACCACACCCGGAACATCTTTGTAACGTTTGAATACTTCCTTGTAGTCTTCGCTGGTTATAGTCAGTCCTTCCAGATAATCCTTTGCTTCGGGATAGTCTGTCTGCCGAATCCTATTGTAGATGGCTTCTTTCTTCATTCCTTCCAAACTGGTCACATATTTCATGGCGAACAACAAGGATGCGGAAACCGTGATATAATCCACGTAACCGTGCTCTTTTTCTTCCCTCTCAATACGAGCAAACATTTTATCGCGAACCTCCCCGGTTATACGTTTGTTTCTGGGTTCCCCTTCAGCTATCCGACGCAAATCGGATAACAGCACATTGGTGGCCGGGATATTTACAAGTCGGCAGCGGTAGTTGTCGAAGTCATTATACACAACGGTGGCATCAGGCCTGACACATTTGGTAATATGTGACAGCAGGCCCGAGCCGCCAAACAAGTCCACAAACACGGTGCTGTCCGGGAACTGTCCCAGCACCTTGATAAATTCCCTCGCAAACATGCGTTTCTGCCCCACGAAAGGAAGCGGGGCGGACAAATACATCTTTCTCATTTCATTCTGCTTTAAAACGGCCGCAAAGGTCCACAGAATAAACGAAAAACAGCGGGAAACATGAACTGTTCCCGCTGCAAGACATATACAGCAAACTACACGTTCAACCCGAAGCGGACCGTCTCGTCACCGGCGATCAGCGCACGGGTGCCCGGGATATTATTCTCGTAGATATGTACATTGCCCAGATAGAGAGTGATCGACTTCAAGGGAAGTTCTATCTGCCGCGCCATCAGGTACAGGTGGTAAATATCGGAAGGTAGCCCGAGGTTTGCGTCACTGCTGCGCTGGTAGGCGGACAGAACCAGTTCACCGCCATCTAACTGGAACTGTACCAGACTCAAACAGGGTGCCTGGTTGCTCTCGGCACCGGTTTCGCCCAGAAAAAGCACGTAGTTCTTGCTGTTGCGCCTCTCCCGGTTAATTTTCGCTATCAACGGAGGCAGCTTCTCGAAATAGGTCGGGTAACTGTTCACCAGGATGGAGCCGCAATAGTCCCACCAGTTGATGCCGGCCTCCCGGTACTTCTCCACGTTGCGCTCACCCTGCATAAATAACTGCAACTCGCTGCGGAGCTTCTTGCGGGCGATATTATGCCCCTCGAATATGTCAAGCAGGTCCGCCGGTGTCAGTGACAGCTGCTCGTTCAGAAGGTATTGTATATTTCCCTTCTTGTTGGTCTGTGTTTTTCCCGTGGCAAGAATCTTGTCCAGGATACGGTAATACTTGTTCATAGCCATTTCCTCCTTCTAAATTTGAAACACCCTAAAGATAAGGGGAAACGGCACTCCCTACGACATAAAACAACCCGTTCACACTGCAAGCGTCTTGCAGTCGCTCTGGAATCGTTTCACCAAGGCATAAACCTTGCGTTCGCTCACCGAATACTTTTCGGACAATACGGCCACAGCATACGAGACTTTTTCACCTTGATCGAGTAGGCGGGTATAGTCCGCGTACAGGTCGATATACCGGGCATCTTCCAGACGGATGCCGGCCGCCTGAAGCCTTTTCAACAGCTCCCGGTTAAAGTTTAATATCTCAATCACTTTCATACAACAAAAAAATTATATCTTTGCATCGCCAATCATTTTTTAGACAACAAAAAAAACGTCAAACCGTGACAGAGGGTATTTGCCCCCGGTCGCGCGGTTTGGCGTTTCATGTTTATAAAAGTGATTGGCGTTACTTTTTAACAGGCCGGGGGCTTTTTTCTTATCCTCCCCCGAAGGATTTATTCCACCCGGTACTTCTCCGGATCAAAAGCGTCTTTCTTCCTCCAGCCGTCAGACAGCGTGTCCTGAACATGCTTCATGGCTTTCGTGTAGAAATCGGTCAGTTCCTCCAGTGTGACGAACTCCCGATATTGGGGAACCTCATCCGTACCGAACTTGAATGTCACGGGAAGCGTAGCACCACCAGTCTGTACGGCCAGATCATACGCTGCCTTATAATTGAACTGGTTTTCACTTGACAGCCATACCGGCATACCTTCATAGAGAAAACCGGAAAGTATCTCACGGTCAATTTGCTCATTACACCAGTCTGTAATGACGGACTTTATAGTATCCATGTGAGGTCTGCCGACAAAGCCTTCCTCCATGTAGGAGGCGGATCCGTCCTCACGTTCCTGTACATCCCAGCGGATGCGCCATCTGTTGCGTGCCGGGCTCACGCACTCGATCAGTTTTATCCCGGATGTTCCTTCTACCCGTTTCATGTAAATATGTATTTAGTTCGACCCTTGCCGAAGGTTTCCGTCTTGATGGTGGTCTCGAACGGGAAGCCGTCGGGCATATCCTTCACTTGCAAGAGGATGTTCTTCATCTCCTCGCTGTTGGTAAAGAACTTTTTCGGTTCACCGTTCATCTCAATGGCCACGATACAGCGGTCCTCGCCCTGTTCGGTCTTGATGCCCGTCTCGAAGTCCTTCACCACAATCGGTAAGTTCACCAGCTCCCGGATGCTTACCACCACCCCGGGAAAACGTTTCTTGCCGTCCTCCGGCTTGTAGGAAACGTTCAAGTCTTTAAATGATCTCATGTCTTTGCCTGTTAATTTTTTAAACAACGTATGACAGTCGGCGTGCTTGGCCATCCCGTAGAACGACGCTATCAGCTCACGCCTCCTCCTTCTCGATTTTACCTCGTGCATTTTTCGGGCGAACTTCTGCTTGATGCGCTTGCGAAGGCGGACATGGTCCGCACCGAAAGTCACATACCCCAGAAAGTCGATGCCCTCGCCCGGCGGGAACACGCGCTCGTTCCCCTTCACCAGGAGACCGGCACACTCCATGCGCCCGTGGACGGCATCACGAATCTTCCACAGTTCCGCTTTCGTTTTACCCAGTACGACGCCGTCATCACAATAGCGGTAGAAATGACGCACGGCATACCTGTCCTTCAGATAATGGTCCAGATACACAGACAAAAGCAAATTGCCCAGCCCCTGCGAGCTGCGCAGGCCGATACTCAGACCTTCAGGCATCAGGCGGATAAAGCTCTCCAGCATGGTCACGAGCTTTGCGTCCTTGAACACCCGGCTGACGCAATACATCACAAAATCCTGCTTCACGCTCTCGTAGAATTTGGTGATGTCAAACTTGTAACAGTAACGTGTACCATCAGGGTCTTCGGCCATGTCACGGCGGACATACGCCAGGAGGTCGTGCATCCCCCGTCTCTTGATACTGGCGGAGGTGGTACGGATGAAACGTTTCCGCAGATGGCGGTCCACCACCGCCATGATGGCATGCACGGCGATGCGGTCCTTCATCGGGATCACCTGAATGCGGCGTAGCTTGCCGCCCTCGATGATCTCGCGTTCACGGTAGTCCTTCACGCGGAAAGTACCGGATGCGATCTGCGCGACCAGCTCCTCCAACACCTCGGGCTTATGCGCGAGCAGATAGCACCCCTGGCGGCTGCGTTTACGCTTGCTGCCGCGAAGGACCTGCCGGAAGGAAGCCTCCATGTTGGAAGGCTCCACGATCTCCTCGATGATATACCCAACCCTGCGCAT